GTTTTTGTACGGAGTAACCAACACCTGTACCACCTAATAATAAAAACATTGCTTCAGCAAAAGAATCCGTATGGTCAATTGGCATATAAGCACAGTTGTAAATTCTGTTAGGACTTATTTCAATTGGTTTACCACCAAATTGTAAACTCCTCATTGAAGGTAGAACTTTTTTATCATACACCAATTTATACACCTTTTCAATCTCATCCTTGATTTCTGGGTATTTTCTTTGATGCATTTCTTTATTTCTTGTCACCAACTCTTCCCACGTTTCTCTTCTGTTTAACTCAGGAACATACTTAGCATATTTCATGTGGACTGTTATGTTTGAGAGTATTTTACTTGAAATCTCCATTTTTTAATAATTTTTTAGAAAATTTGTAATTTTTAATTGTTTTGTTTTTGTAACTCTTTTGCTCTTTGTATTCTATCACGTGTATGTGCTTCTTTTTTCTCCTCTTGCTTCTTTTCATAACCTAAGAAAGTATGTGAAGCCTCAGTGTCTATATACACCCTACCGTTATCAAATGTACAGTCTTCGAATACAACACCATCACGACCAAAACGTGATTTTAAGACTGCAATTGTTGCTCTACCAGCTTCTTTTTGTGGTAATGTTCTAGCTATTGACATAATGAAGTGTCCTATTTGAGCTTTCTTTATCGAACCACCCATTTGGTCTCCAGTTACAACATCAGAACTAATAGAACTTCTGTTACCTTGAACGGCTGTCCATCCTACCAAACTAAATTCATTTAACATAGATTCAAAACCTCTCATCACATTACCCTCACCTGACCATTCATCACTATAATGTTTTGTTGATTCAACACAATCAATATAGTCTAAAACAATCATGTCAGGTTTAAATCCTGTAGAGATTTCATGTCTAACGAAAGATTTTATGGTTTGCATGGTTACACCCTCTGAAGAAAACTTTCTAATTCTTAAATCATTTGTTCTGTTTGAAGTTACTTCTTTGTGTTTAGATAAAACCTCTTCTTTTCGGTCAGCTAACTCATTTAAATTAATGCCCGACCAACATGCCAAGTGTTTTCTTTTAATAACATCAGGCATATCTTCAAATACAATTTGTAAAACATTATAACCTTCATTGTAAGCTGAATTAGCAATTTTGGTTAAAATTGTTGTGTTATGTGTTAAGATAAAATCATCAGTGACATACAGGTGGTCATCATTTTCTACATATATACACTGAGCATCTTCTTCATGTGAATATTTAACTTCAGTTATAAATTTATTTTTTTCATATTTTGTCCTGTATTTAAACCTAGATATTTTTCTATTACATAAAGATGGGGTGATATCATTATTAGGGAAACTTATTGTTAAACTATAACTTTTCTTTAGTGAAAAATTTTCTTTGTATAAGTATTTAACGTTTTTCTCTTTAACGATACAAGTACCACCTAATGATAAAACCAACTCTCTAACATCTAACATTAGTTGTTCTGAAACAGTAGAATAACCGATTAAATGACCATCAATCCAACCGTCTGTATCTATTAAACCTTGTAAAACTTTTTCCCTAACCCAAACAGAATTATATAAATAATTTTTGGGTATAAATTTTGTTTTACTATTACTATTAAACAGACCTAACCCCTCAAATATTGGTTTAGCTTTTAATAACCTAACACGTTTAATGTTTTTTGTTTTAACTAAAACGTCATCATCAGTTTTAACATCCCTAAAATATTCGTTTATTGATATATTATTTTTACCGTAAAACTGACTAACATTATTAATTATATCATCGTCTTTAGTATCAAAACACATTGACTTGTTTAAACAACCATCACCTAACATAACACCTAGAACGTATGGATCTAATTTTATGTTTTGGAAATCAAATTCTACTGGGTTTACCTGTGGTATAAGATAATTTTTAAAATTTTGTTTTTTAGTTTTAATGTATAAATTATCTTTTATTTTAGATAAAGGTAGTACTTCAAAATCGTGATTAGGATCCCATTTACCTTTTATTTTCCTGTTTCTACGGTAAAATTTATTAACAGCCCACAAATGTTCTTCGTCACATTGTGTTTTTGTGCCATCAGAAAAATAAACATCATAAATAGGTCTTTTACCTTGTGGGTAAACACCTAATACTTTTTGTTTTTTACCGTCAGAACCTATTACGTAATCACCCACACTTATTTCACCCATCAACTTCCACCCTGTTGGTGTTAAAATTTTGGATGATACTGGTTGTGCTTTACCAACACCATAAGGTGCTAATATAACCCCAAGTTCACCTCTCGATAAACCCCCATCGGTTAAATTATCAATACCATTTATTCCTGTCGGAATTGGGTGTCTAAAGTCTTTTTCTAATACTGCTTCAATGTTTTCGGTGATAGAAGTACCGTCATCTTTTTCGGAACCTACAGCTAAAGCCTCTCTTAAAATTTCAGCACAAGTTTCATAGTTGTCAAACTCACCATTATCAACAATCTTGTTGATTTTTTCATTGGCTTTTTTAAGTTCTTGTTGTCTACAGAAATTTAAAGCTTTACCCTGAACAAATTCCCAATCTGCTACAACCAATTCACGAATTTCATTTAACATTTCAAATACATAGTCCTGAGTTACCTTGTCTTTAATTTCCATTCTAAAAATGGTTTCTAAAGTGTCGTAAGCTGGAACTTTCTCGTACTTCTCATAGTAATCCTTTATTTGGGCTACTATGAGACGGAAATACTCATTGTCGAAGTACCTAGCGTGTACGATGTCAATAATTCTGTCAGAAAATTTTTTATTCGCTGGATGTAAGAGCTGGTTAATTAATTCGGTTTGAAACTTATAACCGAGGTATCCTAATGTAACATTTTTTCCCATCTTCTTACTTTGTATATTCATAAATAGTGATTACAATTTTATGTTTGCGTATTCCACAGTAAAATTTTCTTGACCTAAAGTTTCTTGAATACGAGATATAATCTTAGAAATTAATTCACGAATATCAACACTATACCTAACTCTTTGAGGATAAACATTTCCCGTAAAACGTTTAGATATAATAGTTTTTTCATCTATCCTAATTTCAAAATCAAAAATATCTTCTTTTTCATAGATTGGTGTTCTGTTGATTTGTTCTTCTGTTTGTTTTTCGTATGGGTTGAATTGGTTCCATAAATAATCTATGGCCTTTTCTTTTAATTGTTCCTGTACCATACCTGTACAATCATCCACACAGTCATATAAATCCAAAGAATTTACTGATTTATGGTTAAAATTTTTTACAGAAAAGTAACGTTGGCAAATAATATTGCCATTAATTTTTAATAAAAATTCGAATTTTTTCATAGTTTTGAGTTTTTGTAGTTTGTTTTTTCTTTTTTGGATAATTTTATAAAAGGTTCTAAAAAATTTACATAACCATTTTCACCACCAGGTATAGCGTACATAACACCGTCTTCAAACATCATTTTTAACACGTTTTTATAATCACGACCTTCGGGGTTTAATGGTAATTTAATAAGGTTTAAAACCTCTTCTTTAGCTTCATCCGTTAAAAGTGGTTGTTGTAAATCTATTATTATTTTATTTATTTCGTATACATTACCTTTGTGACACCCTTTAGTTTTACCTTCTAATATTGATTCAAATATCTTTAAATTTTTCTCTTCTTTCAAGGCTTTACTCCTTTTTAAGATGTCCTCTAATGTAACTTTTTTTTCTTTAATTTCAGGAAAATAGGTTAAGAGTGTGTTTTCAGTAACACCATCAATCCCTTTAATGTTGTCTGTTGTACATCCTTCTATTATTTTAACTAAACCAGCATTTTGATAATGGTGTTGAAAATACCAATTATAATTGCCTACACCCACCAAGGTTTTCTTATCTGCCAAATATAGACTAACATCTTCACAAATTAATTGACACAAATCTCGGTCATTTGTGTAGATAATTACTTCTTCGTTTTTATTTCTATTGATGGAATAAAAAGATAATAAATCATCGGATTCACAATCAGGATGTTCATACTGACGCAAGAATAAATCTTCAGCATAAGATTTAACTCTTAGTTTTTGAATTTCGTAGTTTTTGTCAAAAAATTTAGCTCTATTGCCTTTGTATTCGGGATAGTAGTCAAGTCTTAAATAACCACCTCTTTCACCATCCCACATGATAATTACTTTATCTATAGATAATTCAACAATAAGTTTTCTTAATGTAGTGTAAAATTGGAATATTCCACCGATGTGGACTTCTTTGTAGAAAACGTTCTTAGCTCCATTATAAGAGCGTTTCATAAGAACGTTTCCATCAACAAGAAGTGTTTTAGTTTTTTCTTTTCTTTTAGTTACCCGTAGTCCCGTCATTGTTAGACACAAAATTAAAGGGTTGGACAATGTTTCTTCTTTGTTCTATTGGATTTTGTGGGGTTTCAGTTAGAATGGCTAATGTTAATAACTCATCTTTAATCACTTGGGTGGGTGTACCTATTAGGTACTCCCTAACCAAGCTGTGTATTTGGTCTTTAACCATTTCATTTTGAAATGAGTTTATTATTATTTCGTATGTTACCCAATCTATTCTCATCACTCTAGACCCTCTAAATCGATATCTGTTTCTGAACCTTCTAGTGAAAAATCTTCACCTTCTTTTACATCCAATCCATTCTTGATGAACATCTCTGTCCAAAATTCAGAATATTCTTTTTTGTATTTTTCTTCAGATTCTTTTGTATCTTCAATAAAACCGTGTGGTGTTACAATTACTTTACCATCTTCGTAACCAATACCGTTTACGTGGTTTTTAAGGATAGAAATTTTAGTACGAGTAGCGAATTTAATTTTTCTACCGTTCTTGGTTGCCATAATCTTATTTGTACCAGCTCCTTTTTGATTACCATAAAGGAAAATTAAAGTACTGTTAAGATAGATAGCTTCCCCACCTTTCATCTTAATTTTTGGTTGACCCATTGGGGAGTCTGGTAATTCAACCCAAGGTTGATTAACAAAAACAATTGTGTTTGTATATTTACTTGTTTCTTTTCTTGATGACGTAATTCGGCCATTCAATCCCATGCCTATTTTATCGGATAAAACAGATGCGTTGTGCATCTTACCACCTTTACCGTCATAAGTCATTTTACATGGGATAGAACCGACAGAATCCCAAAAGAATACTATATCATATGGGATGTCACCTTTATCTTGTGCATCCAACACTTGATTCATATAATCAGTAATCTGTTCGATATAATCGAAATCATCACGAAAAAGAAAAAAACCGTCCCACTCTCCTGGTGTAACTTCCTTGGCATCCAAACCCATTAATTGGGCGTGACCAAAACTCCATTTCTTTTCAGTGATAATAAAAATTGGTAGAATACCATTTTGTTGACACCAAATAGCGGATTTTAATAACCCTGTAGTTTTACCCGTATCGGAATGCCCCAAGAAGACGTTTAAGTGTCCAAGAGCAGGGCCAGGAACACCTGTTGCTTTTTGGAAAGCTTCACCCAAATCAATAAATTTATCAGCTTTGTATTTAGTTTTTGTACTAAACTTATCCTTCAAACTATCGAGTGAGAATTCTTTTTTACCTATGGATTTTTTTGTTGTTGTAGACATATTTTAAATATTTTGTGTATTATAAGGATCAGAATGGCATTTCATCATCATCTTCAGCCTCATCATCGACAACTGGAGCTTTATACTTAGCACTTGTAGTACCAGTTTCTTTTTTCACAGTTTCTTCACCTTTAGCAACAAACTTTTCAAGTTTTTTATCCCAAACAGGATTCTCACCGTTAGCAATTATTTCTAAATACTCAAAAGGAGAAGCTTTATAAATTTCTTTCCAAGACACAGTATCTTTTACCCAAGCTTTGGCTTTATCTTTGTTTTCTGTTAACATTGATGGGTCTTCAGCCATAATAGAAGTTATCTTGGTGTTGTTCTTGTCACCACGACCTAACATAAGGGTAAGGTCACGACCTTCACGACCATCAGCAAGATTTCCTTTTTTAGTGAACAATGGAATCATTTTGTCTAATTCACCTTCACCTTTGTAATTGTGACGGAAACGCCAAATTTTAACACCGTCTTCTTCTTTAGAACGGTCAATTACACGAACAAGATAAAATTTACCAGCCTTATAGGTCTTGGCAATTTTCTTGTCTTCTTCACTACCTGTAGCTTTTAAAGCTTTTTCAACCTCACACAATGGACAAGTTTCACCATCGTTGTGTTCTCTACAATAAAGTTTTCTCCATTGACCGTTAACCTGCATAACGTGGAAGTAACCTTCTTCAAATGGTGAAGCGCCATCTTTAGTTGGCATTAAACGAATGGTTACTTCACCATTCTTTTCACCTTCTTCCAAACGTGGGTTAAAATACTTAGAGAAATCTTTTTCTTCAAATGATTTACCACCACCTGAATTCTTGTTTTTTTCATACTGCGACATAATCGCATCTAATACATTACTCATTTGTTTTGTTTTTAATTGTTTAACATTTATTTAATACGCAGTACTGATGTATACGTGAGTTAATTATAATCTAATAATTGTATTTTGTAAAGCATAAAAAAAAGGGTTATTCACCCTTTTTCTATTTACTTTTTAAATTGTTCTTTTTTTCTTTTTAGATTCTGGAACAAAAGATTTTTTAATATCATTTGTGTTATAATCTTTAACATCTTCGGGTTTTACCTTCCAAACTTTAACCTCACCATCTTGGCTTTGTCCGTCAGGTCTACCTGAAGTTACTTCATAGTTGTCTTTTAATTTTTCATCGTTCCAATAATCAGTTAGTTTAACGTTAAATGGATAAGAATCTAATGAACGTAGTTCTAACTTTTCTTTTGGTTTTTGTGATTGAATGTCTCTTTTTATAACATTTAATTCATTGGCTACAGTGTCTATTTTAGATAAACTAGTTTGTAAAGCATCAAACTTTGACATTAAGTCGGTAATCATATTTTTACCTTCTTCAGCTGCTTTAACTGCTTTTTCAGAATAACCTTTAGCGTCATCAGCACGTTTAACAATGTCTGTTACGTCTATTTCTTCAACTTCTTCATCAGATTCTTCATCCTCTAATTCATCGGCCGCACTAAATTCATCAGCAGTACCGAATTCGTCAGTTTCTTCTTCTTCACCACCTTCTTCAGTATCAGCCTCAGCATCACCCTCTTCACCACCAAAGTCAAAATCCGCGTTATCACCACCTTCTTCAGTATCACCTTCTCCACCACCAAAGTCGAAGTCTTCATTGTCCCCACCTTCTGTATCTGTAGTTTCTTTTTCTTCCTCATCAGCATAATCAGTCATATCGTCAACTGGATATGTGTGTCTTCTAACTTCGTTCAAAGAAGAAGTACCTTTAGTTGGATCATAACCAAGAAGTTCTCTATGTCTTTTTAGAGATTCCTGTAATTCTTTAGATAAACCTTTTTCCATATTTAGTTTGTGTATTCGTTTAAAAGTTGTCTACCATCATTTGTGATGATTTTTTTATTTTCTCTTTTAACAATTTCTTCAGGGTTGTTAATTAAACACTCATCTGTGTTACAATCCTCTTGTTTTTTACCCTTTAAAAAATTATCCAAATTAGATTGAATATTTTTTTCGTTTTTGTTTTTATTTACTAACATGACACTTTTTTTATATAAATATCATTAATTGTTAAAAAATATTCTTTCAATAGGTAAAATCTCTAAATCTTCACCTTTGAGTAGTATTATTTTATTTTCATACTTACTCCAATCAACCTGAAAGTCTTTATGGTTAACATTACCTTGTAATCCACTTTCTATTTCTATCAATTTATTTAAAGCGTTTATAGTGAATATGGTACTACCTTTTTTATGTATTTGTATGGTTTTAGGGAGTTCTTTTTTTATATCTATCCTTTTTTCAATGTCTAAAGATAGTTTGTATGTTAACACATAATCATCTCCTATTTTGAAGAAAAAAACGTGTTGTCTTTTTACATTAAAATTTTTCCAAATTTTATTTAAAAACCAATCTAACTTGTCTTCTTTAAGGAATGACGCTAGTAATAGTGTTTTTTGTTGCATCTCTGTATATTAAGTATGGTAGGTATTTTATATCCAAGTACTTAAGTTCATTTTTAAATTCTTTCTCCATTTCATTGTTAAAAAAATTCATAATTTCTTTCACCACATTAAGTACAACATTTCTATCAAACTTTATAAAATCTAATTGATTAAGGTCAATAGAAAATAAATTAAAGTTGTGATATATGTACACAACTTTATTTAGATATAAATATGCAAAACCACCTGAGAGGCTCTTTATTTTTTCAATTAATTCTTCGGTATTATTTATTTTATAAATTATAGGGTCTATATTGAAATATTTTAACCCTTTTATAAAATCGTCATAAGATTTTTTAATAAATTTTTTTAAATCGTTTTCAAATACCCCACGTTTTTCTTCTGTAGAAAATGTCCAATAAAGGTTGTCAGAAATTTTTTTATTTAATATGGATGCTTTATTAAAGTTTTCCTTTGTTAATCCCCAACCAATTATTATTGTTGGTAATTCTTTATTTTCCAAACCTAAATAATCATTCATAGACATGTGAATAAAGTTGGTTGGTATTCCAGTTAACTCCTCTTTTGATACAATAATTCCGATGATATTCATATAATATTAAAATATAATGAATATAAATGAAAAAATAAATTAATATTTAGCTAAGGCCATTTTATAAACAGTCCATATTTCTTCAGATCCTGAAGAACATGCTTTTGGTGTACAAACTTGGGGGTTTTTGACATCCCCTGGTTTAGCTTGTTTTTCACATGGTGTATCTGAAGAAGATAGTGCTCTGGCTAATGATGTCCACTTACAATCCAATTTTGTTTTAGCAATCATAAGTGAAAAATTAGAGGAAGATTTTTCTGCTTCTTTTAATAAGTCTTCAGTTATTTTTAGTAATTTCAAATACTTATAAGCCAAATAATCTTGATTGACCTTATTAAAAGGTGCATTATAATTATAACTATTTTGTTTGTAAATTATAGGTGTACTAAGTTTAGGTAATTTTAATTCCTCTTTTACCCTTTGTGACATATCATACCATGTTGTAGCCAAAAATTGATATCTGCCAGCCGCGGTTGTGGAATAGTTATTTGAAGTTATGAGCCAATTACTACCTTGATGTCCAAAATCTATAGCTTTATCCCAACCAACTATTGTATAATTGTTAAATAACAAATCGTAACCATTGTTTGATACACCTAAAGTTCCTTCTGTGTAAGCCAGTGTGTCTAACATCGCTTTAAAATGTTTTGGTATTGTTTCCATATTTTTATACTTTACCTATATAACCTAATCTATAACTTATTTTCTGAATATTTTTTAATTTCTCTGAACTCTTACTACCTAAAGTACCGTTACCTTCAGTACCTTCACCAGAATCAACTTTTTTATAATTACAATCAGTGTAAACAGCTGTTTTACCGTTTTTACTTTTTGGGTTTATCACGATAGATTTATCGGGTTTGTCAACTTTAATTGTGTAACCGTACACTGTTGGTGCGTTGTTGACCAAACATTTAGCGGATGTACCGTGATACTCAAAATGCCAATGTTCTTCAAGTGGACTACCGTCCCTCAATTTTTCTGGTAATACCCATCCATAAGAATATGAATTATCTAATAACCATTTTAAAGCGGGATTTTCATTAATATTAAAGTTTTGTGGTTGGTTTTTTTTGTTAGGTATTATAGTTCCGTCTTTTCTAAACATTTGTATATCTACGGCTATGCACCAACCATGTGGTGATGTACCAGGTTCTGCGGCTGCATCACCATATTCTTTTTTGATATC